CTGGTATTTGTTTCTGTGCTCACTAGATAAAGCATCTTGAGCATATGCTTTAACGTGAAATAATCTGTTTGACATTCCATTAACTACAATGTCCACAAACTTAGGAAGTATTGGAACTGGAGTCCAATCTAGGTTGAGGTAAGATAAGTCACCATCAACAGCTAATTCATTTTTGTATTTAGCAACAGATTGTTCACCTCTTGCATATCTCCTTAATTGATTAAAAGATTGAAGCTGGCTATAATACCTACAGCTACCTCCACCTTTTCTAAACCACTCATATTGAATGGCCTGACCTACCTGTAATCCATACTCCATTGTTGCTTTATCAGCATCAGTGGCAAATTGATCTGGAAAACCTGCGGGGTTTATTAATAATTCAACGTCTTTCATTTATTTCAGTAATTCGCTTATATTCCCCTTGTTAGCATATCTTGCAAAGTTAATGCTTATTTTTGACTCTTTTTTGACAGGAGTGTACAAATGTTTTTGATTAGCCATTATAGCTAAACCAGAACTAATTGAAGCATCAAATTTAGTTCTTTTATTAATATCAAAACGAGCCCAGTCCTCTAGAGTTCTAGTAAAATACATTGACCCCATTTCATCCATTGCTCTAAACTCACTAACCATATCTAGTCCTACATATTTTTCTATATAAGACTCAATAGCAGATGCGTGAGATTGCTTAACATCTTCAGATGTGTTAGGTATACCACCTAGTTCTTTTTCTGTTTTAGACAGCTTATTAAATTGCTTATCTGGTCTATTCATACAAAAACCTCTATACCCTCTGTTTTTAAAATGATACAAAAGTCTTGGTTTGTTATTTTCACAAAGTATTGGCATACCGTAAAACACACAAGCCATTAACACTTCTTCAAAAAATATCTCTGCGGTTTGTGGTCTAGCTACATACTCTAAAAAAAACTCATTACTTGGAGCATCATCCATATTGAATTTAGTCATTCCGTGTAAAGCACCATTAGAACCTTTTCCACCAACTGTTCCAGAAATATCATAGCTATCACATCCAAATGAACCAATGTGCTCATTGCTAGGATAATACTTTCCGTTTCTTAGTTCTTTTCTATTTTGAAGTTCGTATTTAGGTATCCAACTAACCAAGAATCTCCCCGCTTTGTTTGGGCTCCATATTACTCTAGAATCTTTAATTCCGTTCTCCCAATGAAAACTACCTCTAGTTAAATACTTAGCCTTCATTAAGCCATCATTGTAGTCTATCTGTTGGTATATTTTAGTTAAGTTAAACAAAGACTGTTTGCTTTCATCTCTAAATGCGTGAGACTCAGTTCTTGGAAATTGTCTATAAAACTCATTTAATGCATCGGCATCATTTTTTAAAGAGTCAACTTCATTCTCCCAATAATCTATAGCTCCTGTAGTAATGTACTCACCGTCATTTCCTTCAATAGGTTTGTCTGGGGTTTTTAAAACAGGCATACCAAACTTATCTATATATCCCTCAAAATTCCACTCCATAGGGATAAATAAGGAATACAACCCAGACTTAGTTTGACCATTAGCATTCCTTGACTTAGCATCGGAATCATAATATAGCTTCTTAAAATTTGCACCACCTTTATCCAATGCATTAGAAGTAGAGCCCATCATACACTTTCCAATAACTTTACTACCTAATCTCAAACAAGTTTTTGTAACACGCCAATTGTTTAATATATTCTCTGGCTTTTCCCATTTTCCACTCTCATCGTGTATTAGTAGTTGAAGCTTTTCTCCATCATAAGAGTTGTCAGAAGTGTTACGCCAATCTATTGTAGTGTCCAACCCTTCAAGTTCTTGATTATCAGATAGATACATATTACGCTTAGTAATTTTACTTGCTGGAACACGATAAGATAATTCTGTCTTTGGCTTGTCCATACCATCTTGGATGGGTTTGAAAAAGAATGGGTAGTTGTTAGAGATAGGAACTATTTTATCTGTAAACATTTTTTTAGCATCGGTTCCAGTTTTAGACAACACCCCTATTCTAGAGTCTTTAGATATAGTTGCAGTATTTACAGTTTCAGATGATCCCATAAATGAAAATCCAGAACGTCTTATTTTTAGATAACACATTCCAAAACTTCTTTTATCTGCCTTGCAAGCTTCCCAAAATAAAAAGAATATTCTATTAGCTTCTCTAAACTCAGGATGACCTACATCAATCTTTGTCCATTGCAAATAACAATAATGAGTGCCTGTAATGTATATGGGATTACCATTGTTATTAAACCAAAAACCCTCTTCTCTTCTGTCAAATTCTTGTTCAATATAACCTACCCAAGCATCTTTAAATTCAGAAGACATTTCGTTCCATTGAAATATAGATTTTATTTTAGATAGTGATTTTGGATATTCAAAAGGTTGCCAACACTTTTCTTCATTAGAGTAATATTTAGAAGGTGTTTTAGGTAATCCAATTCTTAAACCCTGAACTTCATATATATCACCTAGTGTTCCGTCTTTAGAAATAATTACAATATCATACTTTTCATTGTATCCATATTCCCAGTTTTTGGCTTTGTTTTTTTTAGCCATTGCCGTCCTAGGAACAACATCTTGTAAAACTTTATTTAGACCTTCTCTCTGCAAAACCTTGGTTGCTACTTGTTTTATTTACACTATTTAAAGCCTCTTCTTCAGCATCAATACGATTAAGTATTTCAAACGCATCAAATATTGCTAGTTTTTTAGTAGCTGCTGCATTCTTTAGTCGGTCTGCTGCTAACTCATCGTCTGGGTCAGGCTTAATAATTTTTTCTTGAGCCACTTTTATTAATTGCTCTACCGCTGCTCTACCTGCTTTAATAATTTTTAATTTAATTTCTTTACTCATAACATCATTGTTATATTCTTAGATTTCATTCTATAAAGCGTTTTATCATCTATTTTAAACTCGTATTCAGACTCTGGTTTAAAACAAACCTTATCTCCTTTTTTTACGCCTAAAGAAGTCAACTCTGGATTAGTTATCTCAATAGTTCCTGTAAGAGCTTGATATTTGTCACTATTAAATATAACAGATTCTTCTTTACTAGAAGGTTTAATAAAACAATAATCTAAATGAGATTTCCACTTACCATCTTGTTTGTACATAAAAAACTGATTAGGCTCAACTATAAATAGATTGTCTTTCAAAAAACTTCTACCGCTTCTCTCCCTGCCCTTCATATCGTTGTAATACTTAAATACATTATGGTGTACTACCAATATATCACCTACTTTTACCTCTCCCTTGTAGTTTAGTGGCGTAGCTACTACATTAGCAAAACGATTAGAAACAGTATGATCTTCTTTAGAGGAGCTAGTAATAAAGTCTATGCCTCCTATTTTTTTCACGTTATCGTACCGAGTGTCATTAACCGGAGTTACAATAAAACCGAAAGGTGACTTCATACTAAAAGTTGATATTATATTCTATAGAGACTGGAATAGTGGCATTAAAACTTTTCCAAAGAACAATTTCGTTTTCTCTAATAATCCATATTTTAAAACAATTTTTCTCTTGTCTTATGTGGTGTATGGTATAATTACCCCCTAGAACATCTTGTCCAATAAGGTAGTGCATTGCTCCAGACTTATAGTCAGGACCAACTGATATTTTTCTAATTTCCATTTCATTTAATTTAATATATAGTTAATGCTGGTCTAAGAGTTGTTGCAGTGAAGGTATTGCCACTTTCGCCAGTTTTTAGTTCTGTAGGTAAAGTTGGATTACCATCTATTGTAGCTGCATAATTAACATTAGATAATTTTCCTGAAGCTGCAAAAACACCACTGCCACTATTACCACCAACACATCTAAGTGCAACTACGTAATTTGTTCCAGCAGTTAGGGCTAATCCTGGACCATCATCTGCTGTTAAGGTAATGACTTTTCGTTTAGTCGTTGAACCATTTGAGGTTCCGATACCTAATCTAACATTAGAAGTAGTACTATTAATACCTTGCTCTACGTAAGTGTAAATAGCCACTTCAATAGTTGTTGTAGTTGGAACTTGTTCAAATTGAAGTTTTATTGAGCTAGCTGTAAAATCACTATCAACGGTTGTTGTCATTACATATGCTGCATTTATACCACCTGCAGAAGTTACTGTATCTGCATCAGCCATATCTATAATAGTATGCCCTGCATAACCAGGGACTTCCCAAGTATTATCACCTCTTAAAAATGTTGTAGCACTTGCTGTTCCACCTGCTGATAAATCTGCAGTTACAGTTACAGGACCTGTAGTAGCGCTATTAGGTGTTAAATCAATAAATGCGCCATCTGTAGTAGTTACGGAAGCAACAGCACCTCCCGAAGCAGGTAGTTGCCAAGAAGCAGTCGTTCCGTTAGATGTTAAAACGTAAGTATTAGCACCTATAGCTAAAGCAGAAGGAACTCCACTAGAGTCTCCTAACCAAATACTTCCTTGAGGAATATTAGGTAAATCATTAGCTCTTCCAATAGCTGTTATTTGTAATGTTCCTTGAGCACTAGCGTTTACTACTATGGCTATATTTTGTATTAAGTTAGTATCTGTTGGCTTGATTGATGTTAAACCACCCCCAGATGCTACGTATATAACATCATTAACTAATGGGTTTGGACCTGAAGAAGGAATTGCATTTACATTTACTTGATCCATTAATCCGACTACCATCATTTCTCCAGTAGCTCCTGTTATTAAATCTTCTTGAGCTAAACCAACACAAGGCATTTTAGCAGTATTTGAAGCGTCTGCTTTTCCAACTACTGCCGTAGAAGTACCATTATTCCAAGATACTATATATAAAGGATCCCCTTTTGATATTGCTTCATTCGCCTCTATTGTTTCAATAACTTTTGGGTCTGTAAATTCTAATCCAGTGGCTGCATTATTAACAGCCATAACTTGACTTCTAGTTCCTAAAGCACTTAATCCTGTTCCTCCATTAGTTGTTGCTAAAGTTCCACTCAAAGTAAATGTTCCTGCTCCCACTATTGGATTAACCGTGTCGCTAGTTATAATTAAACCAGTTGTTCCTGCACTTAAACCTACGCTAGTAACTGTTCCTGCTCCTGGGCTAAAAGCATTTAAATCAGCTATACTTTGTAAGGTAAATGTCTTTGTTTCTTTTGAAGAAGCGTCTGTTCCTATTACATAATCAGTCCCTAAAGGACTTGCTTTGGTGGGATAGGTGGTAGTGTTACTTATTTTCGACATTTTGTGTTATTGTTCCGTGTTCTAAATTAATTACAGAGTTTTCTCCGTATTTCTTTATTAATTCGTTTTCAAGTGATTCAAATTCAACTCTTATTAAATCTACTCTTTTAAGAACTGAGTTTTTCTGTATTGACAGTTCTCCTAATTGTACTTTAAGTGACTGAAACTCTGAGTTTAAATCTCTTAAAGATTTTAATTCTTTTTCTTCTAATTTCATTTGATTTGATTTATCTTTACAAAGATAATCATTTTCTACGTGATGCTGACGAGCCGTAAAAATAACCGAAAATACTCAACACAATTCCCTCTGTCACCCCTATTAAATGAATCCAAATCTCCTTATTGTGTTCAGGAACCTCTAAATATACTATTGCATAAACCAAGAAGGCAAAACAAGAAAGGCCAACCAAACCTGTTAAATTAAACATAAAGTCAAAACGATTTGCTTTGGCTAATTCAACTTCTCTTTCTCTCGCAGAATCTCTATCGTCTACTTCTAATTTATAAAGCTCTACTACTTGCTGATGAAGAGCTTCTTTTTCTTGAGGAGTTAAATCAGGTTGTTGGCTAATTACATTTTTAATTATTCCAAGGGTTCCATTAGAAGGGAGAATGTCTCCAATTGCATCTAATACCTTTGGGGCTTTTTCTTTTAAGAACTTACCTAATCCAGTGTCTTTTAATTTCTTTTTCATCCACTACAGCTTTCGCAGTTTTCATCATCAATACTACAGGTTCTTTCTGGAACTGTTTGAGACTCTAATCTCTTTAGCATTTTTTCAAATTCTGTTTCTTCTTTCATTTTCCTAAAAATAAACCTTCTATAAATGTTCCTATTCCCGTTATAAATACCGCGACAGATGTCCAGAACTTCTTCTCTAAGCCACGTATTCTTTTTTCGTGATCGTTCTTTTGCTTTCCAATCTCTTCTAGCTGATGCTGCATCACAGCTTGACCTTGCAAAAGTTGGTTTATTTTATCTTCCATAAGCTTTATACTTAGTTTTATTATTTTCGTCTTTGTATGCTACTAATATTTTATTTCTTTGAGTTCTAGTTGTACTATAACTTACGTGAACCCAAGAAGGATTTTCTTCTGTTCCAAACTCCCAAATCAATTGATCAAAATCTAAATTGTCTTTAATAAAGTGAAATACCTCTGCGTTGTTTGGTGCGTCTGCA